CTCCGAGCCTGCTGGACACTCGGGAGCCGATGGGTCTGTATCAACTCCGGTGTGCGGAACGGGATACCGTTGCGGGTGCCATCCGCCAGGGGATAGGAGAGCACGGGCACCGGCACCAGCTCCCCGTTGGATGCGGTGTCCACGATGTAGGCGGCGGACCGTTCCTGGGCCTTGGTATGGAACATCTGCTTCCATTCCAGCTTGCCCAGTGACGTGAGATTCGGCGACTCGTCCACCATCGACGGCCATGCCGTCTTCAACCACTCGTAGGACTCGAAGCCGTTGGTCAGCTTCCCGGTGGACCAGGGAGCCATGATGTCGAGCATCCGGGCGCGCGGGATCCCGAGCGTGATGCCGAGGTTGTAGAAGCTGGCGAAGGAATCCTCGACCGAGAGCACCCTGGCCTCGGGCGTCATGTTCTTGAGCGCCACGGCCTCGTCGGCGGTATGGGGCATCACCATCACATCGCCCCAGCCGACCTTACGGGTCATGTTGCCGAAGGAGATGAACCAGTCCCGAGCGCCCTTCCACTTCTTCACGTCGCGGTAGGAGTGCGTACTGAACGTGTCCAGGATGTTCGCGGGGAACTGCTCCAGGAAGTCGGCGGTCGCGGACATCACCCGGCCGTAGACGCCGTAGGGGGCTTCGATGGTGCGCTCTAGCTGCCGCATCGCCTTGCGTGTCAGCGCGATGTCCAGAGGCCGGGTCCACTCCCGTCCCTCGATGAGACTGCTCACCATGTTGCGCTCGATCAGCAGGTCCGGCTTGGCGTTCAGGAACGCACGAAGATCCGAAGCCGCCAGTTCATCACCCGCAGCGACCAGGCGGGTCAGGCGCGTTTCCTCACCCAGCGCATCATTGACCGAGCGGAGTCGGGTCAGCAGCTCGTCGATGTTCTTCGGCTTCCAGTTCAGACCCATGCCGGTAGAGGTCATCAGCATGCCCATGTCGTCCATCGACTTCGCCGAAGCCAAGGCATTGGCAACCTCGTTATCCACGCCGTATGTGGCCTGAACCGCGCTAGCGAACCGCTCACGGCCGACCGTGTCCAACGCACGCCAGAACCGGCGCTTCGCCAGGTTGAACGGCTTGGTGAGCATCATCGTCTCGGGGGTGGGCGCGACGGCCGCATAGACCGTGTTCCTCACCCACCCACCCGAGAGCTGCGGTGTGAGGTACCCAGTGCTACGACCTTCCTGGAAGACCCGTGCCGCCGAAGACCGAGCAGCGCGCAGCGAGATGTTCGGGTCGCGCATCCGCAAGGCGTCGACGTAGTCGTCAAGACTGCCGAGCATCCCTTCGGTCCACGGGATGCGCGTGACATACCGACCCGCTTTCAGACCGCCGTAGATGGCAAGACCCCAGTTGAGCGGGTCCGCGATGATGTTGGACATGATGCCCACAACCGCGTACGTGAAGTCATACATCGGGTCGCCGGGGTACATGTCCGCTGCGCGCATGTAGGAGTCAGCGAACCCGAAGCCTGGGAGCCGCGGCGCGGTCGCCTGGTAGATGTCGTTCAGGAACCGCTCTGCGCCGAAGTCGTCGGTGGAGTTCTCACCGAGCCAGAGGCTCGCGCGTATGTACTCGTCTACCTCGCCTTCGGGGACCTGACCGCTCTCCAGGAGAGCGTCGATGCGCTGCTTCTCAGCCTTGAGCGCCGCAACATCCTCCGGACCCCGGAAGGGACGCTCGGCGAGCTCACTGACCTGTTCCAGACCTGCGGCAGGGATCGCCAGCGTGTAGTCCACGGCCGTGCCCATCTTGTCCAGGACAGACGTCAGCACACCATCCTTGCCCCATTGGATGTCGATGCCGGGGAACGCCTGCTGCAAGAGCGTGTAGACCGCGAACGTCTTGTCGGGATGGAGTTGAGCATCCTGCTCGTCCAGGACGATGACACCGCCAGGGCCGAGTTGCCGAACCTGCGAGATACCGAGCGCCTCGAGCTGCGGGGTCTCCGCCGTTGCACCGCCAGGCAGGCTCCGCTGGCCCTCGCTAACGATCGGTTTGCCTGTGGTCGGGTCGAGCGTGATGGACCCGGCGAGGCTGCTGGTGAAGCCAGGCTCACCGAGGTTGTAGGACTCGATCTCGCGCAGGAGCAGGTCTATCTCGTTCCGGCTGAGTGCCAGGGTCACATCACCGCTGACGGCGATAGCGCCGGCGCGCTCGAACATCTCGGGCACGCCGATGTCCGGCACCTGGCTGAGGTTCTGCATGAAGTCCCGGATGAAGGGAGCGACGGCCTGTTTCTCCTCCTCGGTCAGTCCCTCCGAACTTCCCTGGTCGATGATGCGCCGCAGGATCTCGGTCGGCGAAGCGACGTTGCCACTCCGGTATTGGGCGTAGGGGTCGTAGCCGACATAGGTGCCGTTCGCCTGCTGGATAAGAGCGAGCAGCACCTCACGGGTGCGTTCAGCCTGGAGGTCGTTCTTCAGCAGGAAGGTCTGGAGCAGCGGCCCGAGGTAGTCATCGCCAGCCGCAAGCGCGACGTTCATGAACTTGAACATCTCGTTGAGTTGAGCCGTCACCACCGGATCCGGTTCCACCGTCGTCGTGTAGATGGTGGTATCTGGGGCCTGCCGGAACATCCGGGGGTTCACCTCTTGCCAGATGAGCGCGGCTTCGGCGCTCTCCCCGAGGATCCGATCCACGGCAGCGGTCCGAGCGATCTCCCGTTCCTCATGCGACACCGTCCGACCGGGTGGAGGGCTTGGCTTGAACTCCGGCGGCGTCGGCGGCTTGGGCTCAGGCTTCGGTGGAACCTGGGCACCTGCTCCTGGCCGGTTCTCGTCATAGACGACAGGCATCAGCGACTTCTCTCACGCTCGAGTTCCCAGAGGTAGTAGTTCAAGGCCGCCTTGAGCAGCACCGGGGCTTCAGGGTTGTTGGCCTGGGTTCTCAGCCGCTGGAGGTTCCGCACGACGTACGTGGGAACTCGCCCAGGGCGACCCTTCGGTATGACCGAGTTGCGATACCCCGCATCCGGTGGCGACATGAGTACCTGCATGTTCTCGTTCTCTCGGGTGTCGTCCTCCTCCATTTCGGGCTCGTTGTCCCGCGCGAAGGAGACGGGGATGTCCATGTCCCGATACGCGCCAACGGGAGGCGTGCGAGCGTTGAGCCTCGTGGCCGTCCCCTGCGGCAGCGCGTTCGGACCTTGCCCCCTGCGGTACTCGGCCATCTACCTCACCTCGTATAGTTGCGTCCGGGGAACACCTGCGTCAGCGCCGGCATGGGCAGATTGATCTGTGTCAGTTCCTCGGTCGGCTCAGCTCCCTCGGCTTCCGCCTCCATCCCTTCGGGCAGCTCGGCCCCCTCGGGCGGCACACCCGCCGCCGCCTGTTCCGCTGCAAGCATCTCGGGTACGGTGATCTCCAGGGCCTCGGAGAAACTCTTGCCCTCCCCGGTCATCTGGAGCCAGGTCTTGACGATGACCGACATCGGGGTGTTCGGGTCCTGGACGAAGCGTTGCAGGATCGCGTCGGCCAGAAGCTCGCGGTCGATCTTCTCCTGGCTGGAAGCGGAGTCATCGAGGTAGTCGATCTCCGCCCGTGCTTCCTCACGCGAGATGAGCCGGCCGGCCAAGTGGTTCATCACCCGGGTATCGGCGTTCAGACGGTCCAGGCCCGCACCTGCCCCGTACTTGACCTCGTGGAAGTACCAGCCGTCGATGTCCTCGCTCGGCAGGTACATCTTCTTACCGGCTATCGGACGGACCAGGGGTTTGCGGAAGTCCATCCAGCGTTCGTCGATGCGGTTCATGATCTCGTTGGATTGTTCCCGCAGCGAGGCCATCTTCTCCTGAAGCTCCTTGACGACGGAGGTGAGCTGGCCCTGCGTGCGGTCCACGAACGTGCCCGAGGCGATGGACTGCGAGACGTTGCCCGAGCGCGACGGAGGCTGGAGCGCTTCCTTCTCCTCCTGGTCCTGCATGTAGGACAGGACCCCGAAGACGGAGTTGGCCGGGCTGGCGGGAGGCAGGCGGTCGAACACCCAGTCGTTCGCATTGGGGTCGATCTGGTAGATGGTCATCGTCCCCGGCTCGTCATCGGCGTTCAGGACGTTCTTCGCACGGATGGGCGCGTGGACCATCTGCTCCATGTAATCCACGAGGTAGCGAATGACCTTGTTGCGGACCATGAGCGGGCCGGCGAGCTGCTCGAACAGGCCGTGGAAAGACCCGTCGAATGTGTCCAGCATCTCGAAGGCGACCGGGATGACGCCAAGCTCGTGGACCCAGTTCTTCACGATCCGAGCGTTCGTGAGCTTGTTGTTCTCCGGCATCAGCACCGCCTCGACCACGACCTCGTCGTCGTAGTAGCAGGCGAACGTGCCGACGTTCTGGTTGTCCCCATCCGCGTTCAGGCCCAGGTGCGGGAACCGCGCGGCGAGGACACGCTCCTTGACCTCCTCGATCGTGACCATCGACGTGAGGATGCCGTTACGCACGTCGGGGTAGGAGAAACGTGGGTTGAGCGGGGCAGCCTGCGGGTAGGGGCTGGCGTCGTTGTAGTAGCAGGCCGTGGACATGAAGCCGGTGCCAGCCAGGTCCAGGAACAGCCCTTGCTCCCGGCGACGCATCTTGTTGATGACCCAGTAGCCCTCGTTGATGGACTCGCGCACCTCCGCGGCACGCATGTCCTTCTCCTTGTCCCCGCGCGAGATGGCCTTGACCGCGCCCTTGCCCTCGGATGCGAGCCTCGAGATGTCGTGCAGGGCGTTCTTGAACTTGTTCTCGACGTACGGGATGTCGGGGACACCCTGCTCCGAGGGGAACAACTCGTTGAGGTTCCCGAGGTACAGCCGGTCGCCGGCCAGCATCCGTTCCTTGTGATCCGAGAAGGACTCGGACTGCATGTGGTAGTGGACCTGGGCGAGGATGTAATCCTCGTTGACCCGCTGGTGTGCGACCTTCTCTGCGAGGCTCTGGTCAACCATCGTACTCGCCCCAATCCGGCATTAGTCCCTGGCTGCGTTTGATCTCAGGCCACTCATAGCCGCAGGACGGACACCTCCATACGAAGCTATCTACCGCTGCTTCCATCGGGAAGTAGCCACATGGGGGGCACACCACTATCTCTGGTTCAAGAAGGATAGCCACTGGACACCTTCCTCATCTCCGCCTGCTTCTCCTGATGCTCACGTCTCCGGCGCTCGGCCATGA